GCCTCCACTACCTGTCAGATGTGCGCCAGGGTCTGCTGTTGGGGCAGCGGGTGGCGGAGCAGGTACTGAGGGGCGCCAAGGTGAATGCCAAGGTGCAGGAGATCGAGGAGTGGGGATCGACCACCTTCGAGGGCTACTTCGGTACTACGGTTTCAATCCCCTGATCAGGGCGGCGGCAGGCGTAGATGGATCCTGATCTGTTGGAGTTCTTTGTCCTGCCGCTCGTTCACTTGATCTTGCCTGTTATCGGTTGCGTCCTTTCTTGCCATGAAAGACACTATTTTTTCGCACAAGCCATCAAAAGAGGTTTTGATAGTGGCAATCTGCACAGCGTGTTGATTCATCTGGCTGGCCGCACCTTGCACAGCGCCGAAGAAGCTGGCGGCAGCGACGCCAGCAATGCCGATCAGCAACGGCCCAACCCACGCGGGGACGCCCTGGCGCTGATTGGTGCCGTTGTCGGTCATCGCTTGGCCATCGGGAGGACGATGCCAGCCAGGATCTCAAGTGCCTTGTAAGCCCTGGGGATGATTGCCCCTATCGCGCCAGCTGTTTCGTCATCCCGGGGCGTGGGGGTCAGATTGACGATCAGCATGGCGACAGCATGAACCGCAATGGCGATCTCGAAGAGTTCGCGGCGGTTGTCGATCAGGTAGCTGATAATTGGCACGGAGCCTCGATGAGCGCTGGTAAAGCCATGCTAACCCGTCCGTGCCGGGCTATAGGATGCGCGGGCGTCACTCATGGCGCTTCATGGGTCCTTGTCAGTGGGCCTGTGGGGATTGGGTCTTTGCCCCGCCAGTGGAACGGCGGGGCTTTTTGTTGGCCCCTACTGGGGCCGCACATCGAGGGCCCACCCGGTGGCGGGGCCGTCGGCTTCCCAGCGGCGGCCCCAATTTTTCCGGCTGTAGTGGATGCCGGCGCCGCCCGAGTGGTTGACGTAGCCGCCGCCGATCAGATCGGCTTCGCCGTTCGGGTCGTTGTGGATCCAGTCGGTGGGGGTGCAGCCGATCACGACGGTCCAATGGCCGCCGCCGGTGGGCGCAGTCGATGGGCCCTTGTGCAGCCAGCCGACGGGCACGGGCCGGCCCGCGGCCAGGGCGCCCTCCAGGAAGGCGGCGGTGCAGTTCGTCACCAGCCTGGCGGAAAGGCCCAGGTGGCGCAGGGTGGCGATCTGCGCCTCTGAGTTGGTGCTGTCACCGAACCGGGCGCGGATCTTGTTGTAGGCGTCGTCGCCGGTGACCTTCCCGTAGAACGCCGCGACCATGGCGCAGCTGCTGCTGAAGCATTCGCGGTAGCCGGTGCCGCTGGCGTTGTCGTTCTGGCTGAAGTAGGGCACTTTCAGCAGGATTCCGGCTTCCGGGTGCGGCTTGTCGGTCAGCTTCTTGCCCGTGCTCCAGGTGCTGAACCACGGTTCAGAACGGCGCATCACATCGACGTAGGGCCTGCCCTTCATCAGTTCCGCTTCAAGCTCCACAATGGCGGCATCCTGCCGGGCGGCGGCTTCAGTGCCGGGGGCAGCCTTGTAGCGCCAGAGCTGCTGAAACGTGATGGGCGCTGGGTTGGTCATGGTGTCGAATCGTTAGGGTCAGGTTCGCCGCGGCGGGGGTCACGCAATGCCGGGTTGTAGGTGTGATACCCCAGCACCCCGCCAATACCGAGGCCACCAAGGGCAGTAACCAACCTGCCCACATCCGTGACTTGAATCGTCAGCGGGTTTTCCTTCCAGCATGCTAACGACGATCGCCCCTCCAACCTGCAATCGATGCCAACACCAAGCCAAGTAAGATACCAGACCGCAGCAATCCTGCCGCCGTATTTCAAAACGGCGTTGATTGTTGCCGGCGAGAATGTCATCATGGCACCAAAGGAGCCCGGGAAACAGTATCAACATAGCAGCTAGCTGCGCATCACCTCTTGACACCCGATATGGTTTCCAGCCTGATCAACCGTCCATCGTGCTCCCCGATCTTCTTTGCATTCTCCAAGATATCGCGACGGCTTGCCTCTAGATCAGTCTTAATTTCTTGCTGGTTTTCCAGTACCTGGGCCAACTGCCTTGGAACGGTATAGATCAGATAGCCAATGCCACCGACGGTTGCGGTGACTAAAACGACCGCGCCGCCCGCGAGGGTCTGGGCCTTGACCTCTTGCCAGAATGTACCCATCGGCCCTAGGCGATCACCCGCTGATAGTCCCACGATAGCGAACCCGCCGCATCGCTCATAACCAGCGTTGCCGTCGATGCGGTACCGCTCAGGGTGGTGGTGGTGGCCGTCGTGATGGTGCGCGTCACAGTGGGCCCACTCCCCACCGATCCCGGCGCCGGGTCCGTGGTCACACCCTGCAGGTTGTGGCCGCCGCCGAGATCCAGCGCCAACGCGGCGGCCGGCTGCCGCAATGCCCACCCCTGCGCCAGGCAGCCATAGGCCGCATCGAATGACCCACTGGCATGCACCACCAGCCGTTGCCGGCCTGGGTCCACCTGGTACCGGGTGGCGCCGTACAGCGGTCGCTGGTTCGCGGGATCCAGCTGGGTTTCGAGCTCCGTCAGGTAGTCGAGACCCGTCGCTTCGGTGTTGGTGGCCAGCACCGTGAGGGCATTGGAAAGGCCAAAGGTTGCGCTGCCGTAGCTGACCAGCCAGCCGGCGCCGCTGGCATCGAAACCCGCCGTGACGTGGTTGATTCCGGTGAGGAAGTTCCCGCCGGTGCGGGGGTAGGCGTAGTGATTCAGCACCCCGTAGGTGGATGACACCCGCAACAGCCCGAGGATGTTGGCCTGGCCGCTGATGATGCTGCCGTTCGAGCCGATCAACAACCCGCCATCGGGCAGCACCACCATTTCGTTGTCGTAGGTGGTGGGACCGGTGGCGAGGGGTGAGCCGTAGCCGCACACGGTCGAGACCGCGAACGCGCTCGTGAGCTTCACCAGGTAGGACCGGACGGATGGCGCGGTGGAGAAGTCAGACCGGCGACAGAGGAACAGGACGCTTCCGTCGGTCTGCACGGCCAGCCGGCGCAGTTCGGTCTCGGCGCCATCGACCGTGAACCGATGGGCGTTGATGAAGTTGCCATTGGCGGTGTTGAGGCGCACCAGGGTGGGCACCAACGCCACCGATGGTGTGCGGGCGGAGGTGCCCAGGATGATCTCCCCGCTGCTGGCGTTGGGGCACAGCTGCGCGGGGCCCATGATCGCCAGCGCGTACTGGCGCTGCCAGCGGGTGGAGCCGTCGGCTTCGAGGCACCAGACATGGGTGGCGCTGGTGACGTCCGGATCATCACTGCGGCGGGCTGCTACCACGCACCCGCCGCCGGGCAGCGCTGCTACCGCGGGGGCGAAGCTCACAGCTCCTTGGTTCACGCCATCGAGACCTGTAGAGGTCCACCGCTGCCACAGGATCACGCCGGCATCGGTGCGCTTCACCACCACCACCCGCGAAACGGTCGAGCCGGTAGGGGCGAACCAGAACGCCTGGTAGTTGGTCCCGTCCGATTCGTCGGTGGCGATGTTCCCGTAGCTGCGGAACGCGCCGCTGCTGACGTTGGCGGGGGTGGTAAGCCTGCTGCTCCAGATGGTGGGCAGGGTGTCGGGGCCGACCAGCGTCGTAGGTGCGCCGAGCTCGATGGTCGCCGTCCGGGCCCGCATGACGATCCGCTCGATCCACGGCGGCGCCGGATCCTCCACCAGCTCGAACGCGATCGAGTGACCGTCCTTCGCGGTGTCGTTCAGGTCCGGGATGCCGGCGTACCGCCAGCGCTTCACCCCCCACGATGGGTTGGGCGCCACGTCGATCAGCTCCGGCGACAGCAACCACGACCCCATCCGCCCCTCGGCCATCGCATGGTCCCGGATGGTGTGCTGAACGGTGCGGCTGAGCCCCTCGAATGACACCCGGATGCGCGCCGGCGTGGAGCGGTTGATGCCAGACATGGGCCGGTAGTTGCCGGCGTCGCTGCGCTCATCACTCACCGGCTGACTGCCAGGCAGCCAGGCGATGGAGGAGGCCCTGATGCCGGTGGGGAAGTCAGCCATCAGGGCGGGGGCGTGTAGGTGAGGTCCGCCACCCCATCGAGGATGATCTCGCCGACGTCGGGCAGCGCGAAGGTGGAGAACCGCAGATCCGCCACGCCGTCGAGGATGATCTCGCCAACCGGCAGCTGTCCGTCAGGTGATGGCGTCTCGACGATCACCGGCGGCAGCACATCCGGATCCGGGATGGGTGTAGGGCGTGGCGGCAGGGCCGGCAGTGCGGCGCCGACGATCGCGCCAGCATCACCACCCGACAGCACCGGGCCCGATGTGGTGGGTCCGATCGTGATGCCCACCGCCTGGAGCGCAACGGTCAGGCTGTAGTGCCCCGCGCTCACGTACTCGGGTTCAGGCGCGGCGGTGTAGATCCACTGCAGGGAAACATCGGCGATGGCGTCGCCGCCGTCGTTGCCGCACCAGACCGCAGCGGGCAGGGTGAAGGGTTCGCCGTGCTGCGTCTCGAAATGGTCGGTGATCTGATCGATCTCCGCGGTCGGCCGCTTCGAGTAGGGCAGCTCCAGGGTCTGCCCGACCGCGAGGGTGCCGACGCGGTAGAGGTAGGCGATGCCGGATAGGCCGCTGTACTCCGCCGTCGGAATCTGCCCGATGGTGTAGGAGCGTTCGTCTGGCGTGATCGCCGGGAACTGCGCCATCAGATCGCGGAGCGAAGCCGCATCATCCCGTCGATGGCGCTGAAGTCGACCTTGAAGATGCCGCCGTTGGGCACGGTGATGGTGCTGGGATAGGCCCAGTACCCGATCAGGCTCCGGTTGGCATCGGTGGCGTTGGAGGTCTTGCTGAGCAGGTTGACGTAACGGAATGGACCGAAACCGGTGGCGTCGGTGGCAGCAGTACCGGTCCACTCAATGTCGTTGGCGACGAAGCGGCGGGTGTTGCTGTAGGTGCTGCGGGTGATGACCAGATCAACCATCCCCGCATAGCCGTTCTTCGCCGTGATCTCTGCGAGGTCGCCCTTCACCGCATGGGTTGCACGGTTGGGGGTGGCATTGCTGAGATAGACCGACAGGGTGTCAGTGGAGAGATCGATCTTCGTGCCGCCTTTCCCCTTTTCAAGTTCAGCCAGGAACGCATCGAAGGTGTAGAAGTTGGCAGCTGCCACGTCTGGTGGTTCTCAGTCCCGACAGTCTAGATCACCTACGCCACAGTGGCCGCCGCCACCTCCCGGGCGATGATGCTGCAGCCGTTGTCGTCTACCGGGTGGTGGGATGCCTGGATCGTCCAGGGCCCCAGTAGGGGGCCGCTGATGCTCTCGATCTCGTAGAGGTAAGACCAGATCGAGGAGGCCCCCACCGATGGGTTACGCGCCCGGTCCTGCCGCACGATGTCGCCGGCCCGGAGCGCGGCGATCTGCGGGGTAGGGGTCACGACCCAGGAGGCGTCATGGGTGATGTGCCGCCGCTGCGCCAGGCGTAGCGCACCAGCTCGGACCGCGTGGAGCTCTCGCGTGATGAACTCGGACCCATCCAGGTCCGTCCATGGGCCGTCGATGGCGGTGCCGGCGTAGCGCACCTCCGTGGCTTGGGTGACGCCCACATCGTTCTCGGGCTGGTCGCGCCACAGCACCAGGGCCGCAAACGGCTTGCGGTCGGCGATCGAGCGGCGGGTGATCTGAAACTGGCTGCTGTTCGATTCGTCGAACGCCATCACCGGTGTGATGGGGCTGGTATCGATCGCGTGGGCGATGGTCACCGGCAGGGCCGGGCGGAGACCCAGCAGGCCCCATCGATCTGTGACGCGCAGCAGGTGCATGGGCGCCATGAGGCTCAGGTACTCGCGCACGTTCGCCGGGTTGGCGATCACCCCATCGAAGGTGATGCCGTTGGCGGCACAGAACCTGGCAGCTGCGGTCAGGCCCGACACGTCGATCAGCTGGGACGGCATCCGGCCGGAGGCGATCAGCAGGTGATGGGCCACATCAGGGAAAAGGTTCGTAGCGCCAGGCGTGCCTTCGATGAGGCGATGGATGGGCTGGCCGTTGCGGATGAAGAAGTGCGCCTGACGCTGCCAGCCCGTGTCACCAGCTGCGTAAGTCCTGGAGAGGGAGACGGTGGTGAGGCCGGCGTAGGTGCCGCCGGTTCCGCAATAGATGGTCGCCTCGGGTTTGGGTAGGGGCTCGCTGTTCTCCTCGGTAACTGTGATGTCATACGTCACGCCAACCAAGCCGCCGTAGATGCTGGCCGCGTAGGTGCCGTCGGAGACATTGTGGAATGCGCTGGCGTAGGTGAGAACCGCGCCGTTCACATACTCAGAAGCCTGGAACGAGATCCCGCCGTAAGTCTCCAGTGAAGCAGGGCGGGTGACTTGATACTGAGCCAAGTTGATGTTGCGCCCGAACCTGGCGCGGTCTACCAATGCCTGGTTCGGTGAGATCCACCAGATCTGAGTCCCGTAGCCATAGGCCCGAATCACGGCATCATCCAGGCTGCCATCCGGCGATGGCCCAGCCAGTGGATCGTCAGCAGGGAACCACGCTTGAGAGGCGTAGTACGCAACGGTTGGCGCTGGGTAAGGTATTCCGGTTGGATAGACCTGGCCCTTGTACGCCTTTGTCCTGCCAGCCGTCGGCCAGTTGACGTGCTTAATTACGTCAATCTTAAAACTGGTTATGTAGTTACCGCTGCTCTTGATTGAGATTGTTGCTACTTGTTCGTCGATGTGGTTGGCCAGCTGTTCATCAGTGGCGAATGAGGCAAGGTCCAGCATGGGGCCAACGCCGATCGGCTTGCCCTCGATCACCTCCCGCGTGCTGGTGGTGGTCACCTCAAACCGCTGCTGGATGAAGTTGCCGGGCGCCCAGCTGGCAGCTCTGGCGCCGTACGCCTGCACGATCTCGCCCGACGAAAGCTGTGTGTCGCCCTGGTAGGCGTCGGTAGCGGCGATCGTTCCGAGCTGGCCATCCGCCAGCACCAGCAGGTAGGAGGCCGTTACCCGGTTGGCTGCGTCGTTGGTGAAACGGCACTCGGCCGCCGGGGGCGAGATCAGCACCCCGCCGGTGGAGCCGGTGCGCTTGCCGATCACCAGCGGGATCGCCTGCCCGAGCTCTAGCGCTGTCTGCTGCCCGTTCAGATCAGCCCTCACCGACAGGTTGTCATTGCGCACCACCTGCCGGCGCTGCGCGGCGAGCGTGGGGACGGCAACGGCGGGTGTGGAAGGCATGGATCAGAGACGGCAGGGGGTGCCCACGAGGGCGGTTGTGAACCGACGGGGCGGCACCTGCGCGCCGAGCGATTCGAGGGCAGATCCGACCGTGATGGTCACGGTCGAGGGGAACACCTCGCCGCCGCCAGTCACCTCTCCGATCGCGGTCAACAGCACCACCTGCCCCGGCGGGGGGGTGTCGGGCCGGGTCGGCAGGTCGAACTGGTAGACGGTGATGGTCGCCAGCCAGCCCTCTGCCATGGCGTCATCGGCGGCGGTGGAGATCGCCGTGAGGCCCGGCAGGGTGATCGTGAGATCTGTTTCGTCAGCGCTGCCGGTGTTAGCCAGGCCGTCGATGGTGAAGTCCACGAACTGGTAGGAGTCGGCCCCGATCGTGACCGGCGCCTGGCGGTAGAACGACTGCAGCGTGATTCCGGTGGCGTTGGTGGTCGGCTCCCACAGGCGGAGGAAGGTGGCGTGTTGGATCATCGGATGCCCAGCTTCTGGCGGTAGGTGATCGAGCGAAGGTTGCCATCCATCTGCGCGACTGCCTGGCGGGCGGCATCACTGGCGAGCGCCTGCGCCTGCGCCAGCGTCACCCGGTCCTCGCCGTCTTGGCGCACCACCTTGTCCACGCGGGTGTTGATGGTGATGCCGCCGCTGGTGCCTGGCGCGCCGTGACGCACCATCGAAGCGCCGCCGCCGCGGAGATGCGCCGGTGACGACAGGGTGCCAGATCGGCCGGTTGTCGTGCGCATCGACACCCCACCGCCAGAAAGGGCCGCCGCTCCAGTGGCGCCACCCAGCACAGCTTGAGCAAAGCTACGGGCCTTCGATCGCGGCACGACATGCTCCGGCTCCCCCCCCTCTCCGATCAGCGCAAGGGTGGGCTTGGTGACGTAACCGCCGGTAGCAAAGCGGGGGATGTTCAGTTCCGGGATCCCGGCCGGGCGATTATTTCCAGACCAAAAACCCATAAGACCACTGAACATATTATAAAGCCTGTTCATTTGGGCGATGAGTCTATTAATCGCATCTTGGATAAACCCAACAATGGAATTAAACACTGATCGGACACCATTGACGACACCATCCCACACAGACATAACCGCATTGGCAGCGGATTCCATGGCATTGGGCAGCAGCCGAGTCAGGCCCGTCCATGCGTTCGTGATCGGCCTAACCACCAGGCTGTTGAAATTGTCGCCGATCTCCTTCCACTTCCCGTTGAGCCACTTCACCGCTACGAAAGTAACATCCTCGACCAGCTTCCACGCGGCCTCAAATCCTGCCTTCATGTTCTCCCCAAGCCACGACAGAAACTTGGTGATGGGCTCACGGAACGCGATGGCCATGGTGACCACGGCCGCCACCGCAAGCACCGTCCAGCCCACTGGGCCAGAGAAGAAGGCGATCAGTGCCGGGCCGATGGTGCCGGTGAGGAAGCCGAGGAAGCCGGTAAAGGCGGCGCCAGCAGCCGCCAGAGACGGTCCAACGATTCCGGCAAACCCGGCAATCGCCGCACCGGCCGCTTGCATGCCAGCAATCACGCCTAGGCCAAACTTGACAGCCTGAAACGCTGTGATCGCGATGACAACCGCGTTCAAGATCGGCCCCAGTGGGCTGGCAGCCACGGCCAACACTCCGAAAGCAGCGGCAACCAGGCGGAGCGGACCTGGCAAGAAGGCGAGGATCTGCAACCCGGCGCCCCACCTTGCAAGCAATGCAAGCGAGAAAATACCACTGACGGCACTTGCCAAGCCAACGGCGCCAACAATTAAAGGCGTAAAAATCTTTCCGAATACCGTAACCCTTGCGAAATAATTGACCAGCCCACTCATGGCTTGCGTAACGCTTGCCAGTCCGCCAACAAAAAAGCGCAATACCGGAAGCAACGTGTCAAGCGTTGGCTTGAGTGCCTCGCCAAGCGCAACGCGGAGCCTGTAAACATCGTTCACAAGCAGCGTGATTTGATTGGCAGTTGTTTCCGACCGGATTCCATACTCTCTGTTCACCGAACCAGCCGATGCCGTTGCGTCAGTCGCTGCCTTAAGCACCCTTTCCAGTTCTGACATATTGCCAATCAACTGAGGGAGGCCCCTGGCTTCATCGCCAAACAGATCACGCATGACCGAAGTTTGCTGCGCTTTAGGCAGTTTGCTGATCTTGCCTAATATCTCGATCAAAAACTTTGATCCATCTTTCTGCAATCGCTCAGAGAAGCCGAGCTTCCAGGCGTCGGCGGCATCCTCTGCCTGCTTCTTTTGTTCTTCCTCTATTAGCTTCTGTGCTTTTTTGAATGTTTCAATCTTATCCTTCTCGCCCCTTTCGTACGCCTCTTGCTGCTTCCGAATGCCATCCTGTTCGTTTCGTTCTCGCGTTTCAACCGCCTTTATTGCCGCCTGCTCCCGGTCTCGGGCCGCGCGACGTTCAACCTTAAGGCGATCATCTAGCCCGTTTTCTATGACCCGTCGCTGAGAATCAAAACCCTCCTCTAGCTTTTGCATTTCCGCGTCTTGCAGGTCTCGATACCGGCGACGCAGAGCGTTCAGCTCGCCATCCATCTGCCGATCTAGCATCCGCTGGCTTTCTTCTGAGGCGGTGCGTGTGAGTGCCTTGTAGCGGTCGCGAATGCCTTGTTCCTCTATCCGCTGCTGGTCTTCGTAGTAGTCGCTCAGGCCCTTTCTGGCAGCGCTTTCGCGCTGCTGTAGCGCCCTGGTCTCTTTGTCCGCGGCAGCATTGATCGCCCGCTCCCTGGCGTCTCGTTCATCTTCCCACTGATCTTGCAGTGTCTGTTTCACACGCGCATAGCGATCATCGATCTCGCGAATCAGCTTCTCTGTTTCATCCTCGGCAATCTCTAATCGCCTACGGCTTTGTTCTTCGACTTCTTGGGAAAAATCCCGCTCACCGGTGATCGCAGGCTTGAAAGCATAGCCTAAGTCGTTTAGAGCGCTCACCTGCCGATCGGTCATGCTCTTTCCTGCAGAGAGCGCCTTGATCATGTTATTGAAGCTGGTGGCGGCGATCTCGGTTTCTACGCCTGTCTGCTGCATGGCCGCACCAAAGGCCATGGTTTCCTGTGCGCTCAACCCTGCAATCTTGCCGGTGGCGCCGGAGCGAGTCATGAACTCAACCAGCCCTGCCGCACTGGCACCGCTGACGTCGGAGACATAGTTCATGGCATCCGCCAGCGACGCCACCTGCTTGGTTGTCAGACCCAGCGATACCCGCATCTGAGCGAGAGCCGTACCGGCCTCCTGGGCCGTCATGTCAAAGGCGGTGGAGACTTTGGCGACCAGCACCGAGAACTCTCGAAGCTCGCCCCTGGCGATCCCGCTGGCGCCAGCTGCTGCGTAGATCTCCGTGAAGCCCTTCGCCGTGATCGGCATCTGACTGGAAAGCGCCAGGATCTCGCTCTTGATCTCTCCCAGCGCCTTCGGAGTGTCCAGTCCAGACACCACCTTGCGCACGTCGGACATGGAAGACTCGAAATCGATTGCCGCCTTGCTGCCAGCCACCAGGGCCGCGCCCATGGCAGTGATCGACAGAGCGGAAGTGCGCCAGCCGTTGCTGGCCTCCCTGGTCTCCTTCAGCTCCTTTGCGGCGCTTCGTGCCGCATCCTCAACGCCCGCCAGGCTGCCCTGCAGGTTGCGAACCTCGCCAACCCCTGAAACCTTTGCCTTGATCCGCAGGAGAGCGTCCAGGTTCACAGGCCTACTCTCCTTTGCTTCGAGCTTCGTTCAGCAACGTGGCCGCCCGCTGCGAGATGACCTGAACGTCCTCCCATAGCTGGCGGAGATCCCTGATTCTGCACATCCTAGCCGCCTGTAACACCCGGTCCAGATCTAGGCCGACGAACATTTCGCCCACGCTGACCCACTGCTCCTGGCACAACAGGAACACGTCCAACGCGGCCCAGTGCTCCGGCCACACCTCGCAATCTGAAGATGGCGCCTCCATGTCTGGCAGCACCACCCCCATCAGTTCGGCTGTGTCCTTCAGCCGTTCGTGTTTCTGTGCATCGCTGTCACCGTGAAACCAATGCTCAGCGATGCTGATCAGTTTCCCCGCTTACCTGGCTTCTTCTCTGACTGAAGCGAATTGAAGAACTCGCGCAAAATCTGATTGGCCACTGTGGGGATCTCCAGCATTTCCGCCAATCCGGCAACAGAAAAGGCAACGGCTTCGTCGTCGTCGTCTACGACTCCATCCCATCCCACCATGATCTCAGAGACCATCTGTCGCTCGTTGGCCTCATCCTCGTCAGCCCGCCCGCGCTCGATGGCAATGGCGAGCTGACGAATCTCGTCAATTCGAGATTGAGAGAGACGCTTGAAACAAGCATCGAAGACGTGGGTTTCCCGTTTCCCGCCATCCACTGGGATGACAAGGGAAACGGGCCACTTGTAGGAGGGGGACTGCTTGAGCTTAAACGCCATAGTTGGATAGGCGAGACCCCTTAAGTATAGGCGATAGACAGCTCAGAGGTTCCATCGGTCGAGATCGGCGCAAACGGTAGGTTGATGAACCTGGTCCCGTTGTCGAGCGTCGCGAAGCTCGGCTCGTAGATGTCCGCCTTGCCGACCGTGACGGTGCTACGGGTGCCGGCAGTCCCGCCAGTGTGGCCCACCACGATCGGGTAGGTGAGGTCAGACTCAGACAGCGCCCAGAAGTTCTGGCCCGCGATCAGCTTGTCTTCCACCTGGATGCGCCCCTCGGGGTTCGATCCGGTCATCGACAGCTTTTCGGTGCAGCCGGCCCGGTTGGAATGCACCAGGTCGTTGTTCAGCGCCACCTCAAACTCCGACATGCAGCACGCCACAGCGTTGATCGTCACCAGTGGCGTGTTGGTGCTGTTCACCTCCACCGCCAGGCCCTGGTTCGCGTAGGTGCCGGCTGCGTAGGTGATGTCAGTCGGCTGGCTGTAGATCCCCTGAAACTCGAAGTCGATCCTCGGATATTCGCCGCTGTTGCGGATGATGGTTGCGGTTCCGTAGGCGCCGGAGAACTGGTGCTGAATCGCCTGGCCGCTGGCCGTGTCCTTCTCCACCCATCGCATCGTGAGAGACTTGATGCCGGTGCTCACCAATGAGTAGGTGACGGACACACCGGTAACGATCGTCTCAGTGAAGCGGCACGCCAGCAGCAGGGGCCCATAGGCCGGGGCAGTGCCCACCACCCCGCTGCCGCCATCCTCGACCGAAAAGGTCATCGTCACCCGCTTGTTGATCAGCCGCTTTCGATCAGCACCAAACCAGGGCTTGGCCTGGCCGCGCTCCAACCGATCGGCCACCAGCGGGCTGAGTTCTGGATCCTTAAGGATCAGCAGCGGGGTGTAGGGGCTCGCCGGGGGCGTGCCGTAGATGGCCTCCTCCTTGAAGGTGAGAAGGGCCTGGTTCCTGTTGATGGGCATGGCGACTTAGGGGGAGGTGGTGCCGGAGGAGCTGCCGGTGCCAGCACCAGCCGCCGGGGCGCTCGTGCCAGTACCGCCGGTGCCAGTGCCGCCGGTGCCGGTGCCGGCGTGCGGGTCAGTGTGGGTGGCGCCGGCATGCCCAGCAGGGGCCGCAGGATTGGGCGCATGGTCCAGCTCTGGCGTATCGGTGCGACGCCATTTCGTCTCAGAGGGGCCCCGCTCGAAGTGGCCACACACGTCAGGAAGCGGCACTTCAACCACAGCTGGCTTCGCGTCTGGCATCAGATCGTGAGGTCATTCTCCCTCGTAACATAATCGATCTGGTAACCCATGTCGACGACGCCTGGCCCTTCGTTTCCCTTGTCCGGTTGCCAGCGAGTCGCCAGCGGTCTGACCGCCGTGGCCAATCCTCCGAGGGTTGTATCTGCCATCAGGATTTGATGAATGCTGACCCTGGTGGGATCCGCCAGGCGTGATACCGCCCCGCCGGTGATCAGGATGTAGATCCGCACCGTCAGCACCCAACGGGTGCGGCAGCTGGTGAAGGCTGGCGTCGGATCATCCACGTCAGGCAGCACCACCAACGCGGGGAGCTCCGCCTGTGCGAACGCCTCGGCACGGTCCCGGTAGACGCGCCCACCAACACCAGCCGCGGCGCCGAGGATGCCGGCGCCCTGGGTGGTGCCGGTGAGGTGTTGCAGGATCTGCTCACAGCGGCTTGGCATGGGTCAACGCCTCGGGATGGTGGAATGATGGCCGCCGGGTGGGGCCATCTCGTGCCGCACCTCCTGCCGCAGGATGCGGCGTTCCTGCTGATCCGTCAGCTCCTCCAGCCGCTCCAATCGGTAGCGGTTGGCATCGACGCGAAACGGCTCTGAGACGACACGCAACAGGAATCCGGCGGCGATGATGCCGAGCACGCCGATCGCCAGATCTCGCCAGGCGCGGGTCATGGCGCTACCGGCGGCCCTGCTGGAGCAGCGGCAATCGCCGCCTGAAAATCAGCCGGTAGGTGATGGGCAGCGGCCAGGGCGCGGAAGCGGTCGAGCGTGTCGGCGGGTGGATTGGTGGCGATCAGCCATTCCTGCCAGATCGGCAGGAAGCGATCGAGAGCGCCCCGTTCTGCTTCCTCCAAAGCGTGCCCAAGGGAGAGGGCTGTTACCTGCTTCAGCCTGCCGAGATCATTGATTGCGTCCACGATGGATGGATCGTTCTGAATCGCGATGTCAAACCCGATCCAGTCGGGCTCGGGGGGCTGCGGTGGCAGATCCACCAACCGCCAAGTCTGCCGCCATTGGCCGCCGGTCTCAACCGGCTGGATCTCCTCCACCCGCTGGCCGGGGCCAGGAACAGGAGGAGCTGTAGGAGCGACGACGCGCCAGCCGTAGGGCGAAAGGTCATCATCGCGTGGGCTGTCACTCACGGCCAGATCGGGGAAGGCGGCGCGGAAGTCGACGACCGACCGGGGGTAGAGGTCGGGGGTGGAGGGGGTGTAGAGGATGGCGACGGTCATCGGAAATCAAGAAATGGGGCGGTCAAAACGGGGCTGTTGGCGGTCTGCTGGGTGTAAATAAGGCGGAGCATAGTCTTAGATTGGATAACGGATAATGACAATTCCAGAGCCGCCATTCTTTCCTGGGTACGACCCGGTGGACGCGACGCCACCGCCGCCGCCACCGGTGTTGCTCGTTCCTGGTTGTGCGTCTGCAAGCCCGAAGTCGCCGTAACTTTGCCCCCTGCCACCGCCGCCAGCGCCGCCAAGTCCACCAAATGTATAACCCCCACCACCCCCACCCGCGTATGTAACCGCTGTGCCTGTGATGGATGATGACCCGCCGTCTCCGCCAGCTCCGGCGTACATACCAACTCCTACCCCCCCCGGTGTACCGGTTCCGCCCGCTCCGCCACTTCTGGCAACAGTACTTGATGCTCCAGATCCACCTAAGCCACCACTTGCCGTAATGTTCCCAAAAGAAGAATTACCGCCATTGCCTCCGTTGGCATTTGCGACACCAATTCCACCTCCTCCAACAACAACGCTAATGATTCCAGAGATCGGGGTAGAACTGGTTAGCATTTGACCGGCACTACCACCGTCGCCGGAGTTGTTTATTACACCGTTTACACCGTTTCCTCTACCTGCGCCGCCACCTGCAACTATTAGATACTCAGCCATACCGGATCCACTAACAACTAGGCTTGCGGAGCCAACCGTACGGAACTCATGCACGCGGTAGGTAATACCACCGACCGTAATAACACTTTCAATGCCGCCCGAGGCGGACAGTGCCACACCTGCCCCGCTAGCCTTCATCAACAAACTACGCCCTAGCATCACGTCCTCCCTCGCATGGGTGCCACGTAGACCGTAGGCGTAGTGAACGGCGTACCGGTTACAGCAGGCGTGATTCGGACAATCAGTGTTTCAATTTCACCTGCCGTTGGCGTCGCTGCAGTGTTGCCGTCCCATGTAGTGGTAAAGCCAGCAGCAGAAATTGTGATAACACCAGATGTGTACCTAAAGTCTACTTCTACTTCAACGTATTCAACAAATCCACCTGCCACCGCAAGGTCGGCAACACCAGAAAACGCGATCGTTGTATTTCCTGCAATGGCTGCGCCAAGCATGAACCGATTAGCGGCCCGGATGTCGCATGTATAGGTAGAGCCGACTGCCGTAACAACCTGCGCACGAGGGAGAACACCCGATCCCAGCGCCACGGAGTAGCCAGGCTTTGGCGAAACCCCTGCGCCAAGTCCAGCAAGCTGCACGGCCCCGGTCGCGCCATCCACCACACTGCCAGGAATCGCCCCCAGAGCCGTGCCGTTTCGATATTGGACTTCAGTACCGGTTCCGGCCGTTGCCAGGTTGCTGGTGCCGGCGCCGATCGCCGTCCGGGCTGCTGCCTGATCAGCTGCTGCCGCCAGCGACCGCCCAACAGAGGAGGTGACCGTCAGCCACCAGGCCGCCGCCGCTTGCCGCCATCGCTGAGCCGTCCATGCCGTCCGCGTCGTGCTGGTGCCAGCCTCAGCATCGGCCTGCGTGATCGTTGCCGCCGTCCATTCCCGGGCGTTGCTCAGGCTGGGGTCGGTGTTGAGTGGATACCTGGCGTCGCCTTCTGTTTGGGTCAGATACTGCGCGTGCGGGTCTGCTGCCGCCAGGTGCGCAGTCATCGCAGCGGATGCCGCTCCAGCAGGATCGGCGCCGATCTGCGCCGGTGTCGGCTCGACCCCCTGGATCGCTACCAGCAGCGTTCCGGTGGTCGCATGTTGCCGCCCTACCGTCGCCACCTGCTGCGCCCCGCTCGCTGGCCTGGTGCCCGTCGTGCCGCCGCTGGCACCCACCCACAGCACCGAACCAGGCGCAAGCGCTGTGTTCACGTCCTGCAGCTCGCCCAACAGCACCGCATGCCCAGACGCATTGTCGGCCAGGTCCGCATAGAGCAGACCATGCGCCTGCGTCACACCCACCACTGACGGGTTGGTGGCCTCCACCTCAAGGGTGGTCGTATTGCCCACCGCACCAACCACCGAAATCGGCGTGCCCTTCGTCAACGGCCCGCCGCTGACGTTCTTCACGTGGAAGTACAACGTGCCCGCCACGTCGCCATGGATGTGCGGGATCACCACTGCATTGGAACCGGTGATCGTCAGCCCCGCGAAGCTCGGCGAGTCATCCGCGCCCAGCTGGTCGAGCCTTGCCTTGTCCGCTGCTGACAGCTTCCCCGCCGTGGTCGTCGTCGCATCAGGCAGGGTGGCCGCAATCGCCGCCGTGGTCGCATCTACGGTTGTGCCGCCCTGATCCATCGGCACTCGTTCAGACCCTGTGAGCGCTGCCGCGTTGGGCAAGTTGGTGATCGTTGTCTCTTCCATTACTGAATCACCAGGTAGCGGCCATCTTGAGTGATCAGGGCCAGGCCTGACTGCGTGATTATCCTAGTTCCCCCCGTCACAGCGATCGGGCCGTTCAGGTAGACCAGGCAATTCTCCCCACCGCCCAGTGGCTGCGGCTGATAACGCACCGTGAACGATTGCCCATCAACAGTGATTGGATCACCAAACAACAGCCCACCAAACAAAGAAGTGGGGACGTTCAACTCATAAACATCGCTGCTGATGTGTCCCTCGGCGGTCATCTCCTGGCTTCTATTCAGGATGCCGCCAATAAATGAAATGGCGCCAGCTGTCACGCTGACGCCACCAAGCCTGGCGCGGGCTACCCGATCAACAGAAGCAGAAAGGGCAGCCCAGCCCATTAGGTCACAGCAGTAGCGGTCTGGTTAGAAGCCGAGGGCATCAGCTTCACCCGGAGGTTGCCGGTCACAGCACCAGACGTTGCCAGGTTGATGCCCACCAGCACGTTAGCGGTGGTGCTGGCAGTCGTGACCGTCTTAACGCCATTGCCAGCGAGCACGCAGTAGACGGGCAGTCCCACCGTTGCAAACTCTTCAGATCCGGTCTTCGGGATGTCAAAGACGCCCTCCGTTTTCAACTCAACCTGCTCACCGCTGGCAGCTGATGTGACGGCAATGCCGCGAATGCGCCCCACCTGCACAAAGTCGCCGGAAGCAACAGCAGATGGAGCCGTTACTGTGACGTTGTCGCCTTCTTGGACAAAGTTTTTCATTGGTCTGTGGTTAAAGGTGAAAGGAAGAAAGGGCCGAATGAGATCGGCCCAATAGATCAAACCCCAGAACTGCGGTAGATGAACCGGTAATCCTTGACCGCGCAGCCAAAGTCGGTTCGCGCCAGCAGGGTTACGCCGTCGGGATCACGCTCAGGGACTGGCGTAATGGTCGGCCCCGGCTCGTCTGCCAGGTAGCCATAGACCAAGCCGTCGATCCGGTTGGGGCCAGCAGCGGTGTACCACTGAGCGGCAGAGCCATCGAGACGAGGCTCGACGATCAGTTGCATGGAACCGGCGTAGATGTTCGGGCCGGCGGCACCCGTCAGGGCTACTGGGGCGTAGCCGTTGGTAGAACTGAGAAGGAACTGACGCGCCGTTCCTTCCAGATCAGTCGGAACGATCAAGAAATCAGGCGTCAGATTGACGGCTACCCCGCTGATGTCGGTTTGTTTCCGCATCGCTTTTACGGCGCCGTTCACGCCAGGAACGCCGATCGCACCGGTGCCGGTGTTGTTGTGCGAAGCATGGAACAGCACCTGTCCGTCGACGCTGGTTACAGCGTTGCCGCTGATCAGCGCCCACACCAGGTTGGACTCCAGCCGACGGAAGCCGCGACCCATGTATTCGGGCACGCGCTCCAGAGCGCTCAGGTCATCATTGATGATCGCCTGACGGGAGACGACGATCTTTTTGGTGTAGGTGAAAAGACGCCAGGTCGCTTGCGCTTCCTTGACGGTGCCGGACTTGTACTCCCCGCCTTCAAGGGTGAGCTCAGGCAGCAAGTCGGCAGCCATTACCAGATCGGCCGCTTGCTTGAAGTCCGGCAAGTTGCGTTGCCGGGCGATCTGCTTGTAGGTGTGAGGCTCCTCTTCGTAGGCGGCATCCAGGGCCTTGCCGGCGAGATTGGAGAACAGCAACGGGAAATCGCTGGTGCTGTGCATGGCCATCGCCACCAGGTCGGACTTACTCCGGCCCACGGTGCTGATACCTCGCGACTCCGCGTAGATGCGCACACACTCCATCAGGGAGTAGCCGCGATACTGCTTGCCAGCATCAGACAGCTTCTGCCCTGGGTTAATCCTGGCGTACAGCATGTCGCCGATGCCGGCCATGACCGTATCGCCCTCATGGCGGGTTACCTGGATCCGGGCCGGATGGCCCGCGGCACCTGCGCGCCCCTCGATCACAGAAGAATGGGCAGACACGATCTCGACGGCGACCTCAGAGAAGGGCTTGCCGCCATCGACCATGGCTTGCACGGTCTCCGGAGAAAGGCCAGCCTGGGCGGCGCAGCGGCGGATGTCAGTCTCGCGGCGCAAGGCTGCAACGGTCGCCGACTCACCAGAAGCGGCGGCGGCAACAGGGACAGGCGAAGGGGTAGAAGGTTGAACGACTGGCGCAGCCTCGTTGGTTGTGGCTGCCATGACTTGATCGTCAGCGGTGGCGGCCGGAGGCGCAACACCAGCGAGGGATTGCGTGGTCATCGGGAATGGCGAGGGTGGCGGAATCCTATCCTCTTCTCTCATCCTATCCTCTTTCGCTCCCCATGTCTGCAGTAACGCAGCCGGTGGGGAGGTGAAGCGATCAGCAGGAAGACGCGGCACGCTGGCGCGCACCTGCGCCGGGGCCGCCACCTCATCCACCAGGCCAGCGGCCAGAGCATCCTCCGCCGTGAACCACGTCCCGGCGCCGGAGCCCGCCGACATCCACCCAGTCACCTGCTCCTCTGTTGCGCCCGTGCGTTGCGCGTAGGTGCGCCGGTAGGCAGCTGAATAGGTGTCGAGGAGGGCTGCCGATGTCCGCAACGACTCCGCGTCACCGGCCGCCATCGACCAGCAGTTGTGGATCATCAGCAGGGCATTCTCTGGCATCACCACCCGATCGCCAGCCATCGCCACAATCGAGCCAGCCGAAGCCGCTACGCCATCGATCACGACCGTCTTCTTTCCCTGGTACCGGGCCAGGATGTCGTGAATGGCTATTCCCTCGCCCGCATCGCCACCGTAGGAAAACAGGTTGACGGTGACATCCCGCCCACCTGCTGATTCCATGGCGCGCGCAACATCCGCTGCCAAGATGTCAAATCCGACATCCCCATACAGCTGCACCACTGGGACAGTGCCGGCTGCATTAACGGTCACACCCAAAGCCATGGCCACACAATCGCTAGCCGCATGATACTCCGACCGCAACTACGCGGCCGGCGCATCTGGCGGAGTCGCGTCAGTAGGTGGGAGAACTGAACCGGCCGGCCGCGCCTGCGTCACGCCGCTGCCGCTGACCAATCCTGGGTCGACGCTGAGCGTCAAGCCTGCGCGCTTCGCTCGATCCATGTCTGCCGCCAGTTCCGTGATCACCTCCTCTGGCACGTAGCCGAAAGCCCGCTGCACCTCTGACAAGCTCATAATCCCGGCCCGTACCGCATCGATCAACGCCGGGATTTCCCGGGTCGGATCGATCATTTCCCGCCGCGGTGGCGTGTGGCTCCACTGGACCGGCCCGCGCAGCAAACCCGCCATCTGCGCAAGCTCGTCATGCCAGCGGCACACCGGCGACAGCATGCCAGGAATCGTCACCTTCCCGCGAAGGTACGCAATCCGGCGGCTGAACTCCAACCACCCACCACGGAAGCTGGAATAGTTGACGTTCGACAGGTCGCCTGTCATCGACTCATAGGTGATCTCGTAGGCAGCCGCTACAGCCCTTGCGTATTCCTTGTGCGTGTTGACAAAATCGCCGGAGCTTGGTGGAGTGAATGCGTTGAAACTGCGGCCAGGCGGCAGGTACTCCACTGCGCCTGGCTCGATTGTGTCAAACGCGATCGGGTCGCCACCAGTTGTTGGCTCACCATCAGGCTCAGACACAACACCAAAGAAGCATGCGGCAATTTTGTCCTTCATCTGCTGCGCCACTCGAATATCACCCATATCGCGCAGCGTCAGGATGGCGGCAGTCCCGAACGGCAGCCCCATCCGCTGCCCCGCCCGGCGACTGTCAAAGTGCAAAGCAATCTCTTCCTTTGAAACGAACGTGCTCTGGAGCTTTGCGCTTGAACTCAACAGGCTTTCGCCCGGATGGTTATCACGTATCCAATATCCCTTCAGCCTGCCACTTGTATCAAATTGCTGGCCAAATAAAATGTCAACTCCATTATCCTTATTGAAGTCAAGCCAGTCAGGCTCCAGCATCTGCACCTGCAGCGGCACCAGCCCATAGCGCTCCAGCAGCTCCGGTCGCACCCGCTTACGAACCAGCACCGCACCACGCACCGCCGTGGTCCTGGCGCCTACCGCCTGATTCCCGTACCAGTCATGCACCCCATAGAAATCAGACTCGGTTGTCTCCACCCAGCTTTTCCACGCCTGCGAGTATCGGCGCGTTGAACCCTGCGGGGTGCTCATAATCCCATCACCAATCCAGTTATTAACGATCACGCCAATCGCACGCGATGCGTAGGCGTCATTGTCCGCAAGGTCTTGATGGCGCTTTACCAGCCAATACCACGCCTGACGGAGATCACTATTTGGCCCGCTATTATTTGTCCACCAATTTGCAGTTCTCCTAGTTTGTTTCGCCGCCTCAAACTCTGACAGCACGCGCCGGGCAAGCTGCGCTTCAAGCCGCTTCCGCTTCTTGCCCATCAGGTCGGCCTCGACATTCCAAAGTACACCCGGCGGATGAAGCCGCCAGTCCCTACCCCCAGTTCTTGCGCCATGCTCTTTTCAATCCGGCGCATTTCATCCAGGCTCCGGTAGGTCAGCTGCCGGCCGTCGCTGAATCGCACCTGAAGAACACCTTCCGCAATCGCGGAGCGCAGTTCCTCAAGTTGGGTGATGGTGTAAGCCATGCCACCATCCTACCGGCTGATCCACTTCTCGCGCACCCCACGGGCCTGGCTTGGCCGCTCGATCCATCCTGCCCGCTTGCCATCGGCGCCCGGCTGAGCTGGTGGAGGAGAGGCCCCCCTGGCGCCGCCTTCCGCCAGCCGCTCCAGCTGGTCCCACATCGTCGCTCTGTTGTATTTCCGCTTCAGCAGCTCCAGCATCGCCAGGCAGTACACCTCCAGGTCGAGCGGTTCATTCCTCGCACCCGATGGGCAATGCCACTCCAGCACCTGGAACCCCTTCACGTACCGCGGCTGCAGCCGCTCCGCCGTCAATCCCGCCAGATACTCCTCCGTCGTCTCATCATCAAAATGCACGTAGCCAGGGCCTGGCTCCGCAATCTTCAACCTGCTGTAGACCGTCCGCTTCAACCCATGGCCGCCCACCATGTACAGCGTCAAACCATTCGCGATCGTCCGGCCCCTGAACGTCACATCGATCTTGTTGCCCTTACTCAGCGCCGGCGCGTCCCGCTTGTTCGCTCCCTTGATCGCCACCACCCCTTCCCTCGTGTGCTCCCGGGCCCAGTTGTAAGCCTCCGGCGTGAAGTGCCCCGCCGTGTCCACCGCACAAAACCGCACCCGCATCGTGCCGCCACCCTCTCGCGGGAAGTCGGTCCGCAGAATCGTCAGCACCTGATCCCACACATCATCTTGCGCCGGGTCGCCCTCGATCTTCTGGTGCCACACCCGCCAGCTTTCATCACCCCTGCCATACCCCTTCACCACCACCTCCAGCCAGGTGTCCTGCACGTCCACGCTCATCAGCAGCACCAGCACACCCGCCGGGCATGTCCCCGCCCGATACTCACCCGCCCGCACAATCAGCCCGTCAGCGCTCACCTTCGCCAGCGCTTCGTCCTCCCACGCCTCCGCGGCTCGCTTGTTCACCCAGCCCTTGAGCAACAGCGGATCACCATGGGCCCGCAGAAACTCATCCCTGATCTGCTCCCACGGTGTCCACCCCGCCGGCGCATACCACCCGGGCAGGTGGAAGCCTGCCGTCATCCCATCACCCGCCGCGCTCGGCTTCCATACCGCGCCCATCAACATCGCGGTCTTGTGTTCCTGTCCCACCCGTTCCCCGCAAGCCGGGCATCGCATCCACACCTCCCCATCCGGTCGGTCCCATTGCGCATGTTCCCGCCACTTCAGCACCTCATGGGCGCCGCAACATGGCATCAACGCCGCATAACCCCGCCGGTCGCTGCGCTTCTCATACTCCTCCGTGATCCTGCACGCTCCCCTTGTACCCGGCGTGCTCGTGATCAGCACCTTGCCCATCGGGAAAGTACTAGTCCTGGTCTCCGCATTCTCCAGCGGGTCGCCCTTATCATCCGCCTCCATCGGGTAGCTGCTCACCTCATCCGCCGCCAGGTTTGCGGCCGGCATGCTCTGCAGCCCGCTACCGCTATTCGCACCCGTCAGCACGAACAGCCCCCCGCGGAACTCTTTCAGAAACATCGTGTTCCCGCTGTCCCGTGATCGGGCCGGTGCAATCAGCTCTGTCAGCACCGGCGTTTCCGTCAGCAGCGGATCCAGCCGCTGCCGATTCAACCGCTTCGCCATGTCTAGCGTTGGCTGCACCAGCAGCGTCGGGCCTGGCCATAGATGGATGATCGCCCCCAGCCAATTCAGCACCACTTCCGTCTTCCCCATCTGGCTCCCGAACATCAGCACCACCCGCCGCCACGGGCTTGACGGGCTCAGGCAATCCATCGGTTCCCGCAGGTAAGGCGTCCGATCTGTTCGCCATGGCCCCTTCTCCGCTGATCCCTTCCCGCTTAACCATCGGTAGCGATCCGCCCATTGACTAACCGTCATAGGGTCAGGCGGCGTCAGCCCTTCGGCGAAAGCCTGCCGGTAAATCGTTGCTGCGTCAGCCATCTGCCAGCACCCGCAAAGCAACCCTGATCTCTTCTATCAACAAAGCGTGAACTTCTCTTGTATCGTTTATTGCGGCAAGCTGGGGAGACAACCTATCGGCAATGCCCATCATTCCATCGCGCACAGCGCGCCCTGTTGCAAATGCTTGAGTCCTTACCTCGCGGCTGGGCAACAATTCTCCTGTTCGCTCTTTGTATTCAAGCTCAGTCAGCTTGGCCTCATACGCTGCCTTTACCTGCTTGCTTACCGCCAGCGACGGCCCGCCGTTGGTGGCTGGTGGAGGGGGGGCGGCTACGGCAACTGCTTTCGCCGTTGCGTGTCTTGGCTGTGTTGCAGTGCCGATTCCCATTGCCCCCTGCTCTCCGGGGTCAGTGCGAGCTGCCCATTGAGCATCAGCCAGTGCAGGATCAATCACCCAGTTTCTGCCTTCACGACGCACGGCAGGTTCGCTTAGCCGGCCGTCATTGATAGCGTTGAGCACTGCAACATGCGAGGCGCCACGTAGCCCAAGCGCTTTGCGGTGGTTGGCGTAGGCCTGGAGGTTCATGGGTCGTACTCAATCCCGAACCACTGCCGGCCGATCTCCAGCGCTACCCGCTGGGTCATGTAGGGCGGGACGGACATGCCGCAGACGTATTTAGTTTTCATTTTTCCAAAGATGTAATCGTCTGGATAAGACTGCAGCCTTGTGATCTCTTGCTCCGATAAGTGACGAGGAACAGCAGGATGCAGCAAGTCCTGAGTGCTTGTCACGGTAAGAGACGGCTGCCACCATCTAAGACGTCCGTGGTTAAACAGTTTTTTCTTTTGTTGCAGCTTGATTGTAAAATATTCATAAATAAACTTGCGGTCTTCTTTTTTGCACCAAGTCCAAGCATCCAACATCTCTCCTTTTATTGCTTGCGCTTGTTGCAGTGGCAATCCTCCCCAGGCTTCTTTCACTGATACTGGCTGCTCCTCAAACTTCATCTCCAACTTTCCCCACCCCAGGCTCCGCCGCCGCGCAATGAAGAACGTTCGCTCTCTGGCCTGCGGCACGCCCATCCGCGCTGCGTTGAACAGAAACAACTGAGCGTCGTAGCCTGCCTCTCGGAATGCTGCAAAGATCTCTTTCACATAGCCCTTTGCATTGCCGAGGATCAGGCCCTTCACGTTTTCGGCCACAATCACTTTCGGCTGCAGCCGCTGGCCAACCTCAATGAAGTGGAAGAACAAGTCGTCTAGCACTTGCTTTACTTGCCCTTCGCGGAAGTGGTGAGCATCGCCCCATTTCTTTTCCCTGCTGCCAGCCATGCTGAACGATGAGCACGGCGGCGAGCCGTCAAGCAGATCTAGGTTCTTTAGTTCATCAGGGATCTCGTCTAGCGGCAGCTTGTTGAACTGCTGCACTCCCATCAAGTAACTGTGCTTTGGCTTGTGGTTGGCCCGGTAGATCGCCATCATTTCCGGGTCAATCTCAACGCCGCCCAGCACGTTAAAACCGGCGAGCTTGTAGCCCATTGTTGAGCCGCCGCCGCAATGGAAGCAGGAAAATGCTGTGAGGCCATTCTTTGGAACAGTGGCTAAATCAGTCAGGTTCCATGGACCATGAAAGCGGCGCAGCGTCATCCGTTGAACTCAAAATTGCAGCGTGGGCACTTGTGCTCAAACTCGCTAAACCCTTCTTCGCCGTATTCCTCAGCACCATTGTATTCTTTGGCTGGCTTGTCAATCCCTTCCGGGTCCAGCAGTTTTGCAATCTGATCACTGTCAAACCCCAACAGGCTCAGGTCAAAGTCAGCCAGGTTTAACTCTACGACTTCCTGTTGCAGCAGCTCCTTATCCCACCCTGCGGTCAGCGCCAGTTGGTTGTCCGCGATCACGTAGGCCCTGCGCTGCTCGGAGCTCAGGTGGTCGAGCACGATCACCGGCACTTCGGCCAGGCCTATGTCCTTTGCCGCCGCTAGCCGCCCATGGCCGGCAAGGATTCCGTTCGACCCGTCAACCAGCAACGGGTTCGTGAAGCCGAACTCTTGGATGCTCGCGGCAATCTGCGCCACCTGCTCCGGGCTATGCGTCCGGGCGTTGCGCTCGTAAGGACGCAGCCGCTCCAGCGGCCACATCTCAATCCTCTTCGCGGTAGGCGGTGCTGTCATTGGGAACTGGCTGGGCGGCTTTGGCGCATTGTAACCTAGAAGCGTCGTAACCGCTTACAAGCCCGAAAGCCCTTGCCGCGACAGGGGCGCACCGGTGCCACGGGCGGCGCACGGGCCGGGTCGATGTAAGTGCCGCCCCGCCTCCCGCTAGCGAAAAAATGGGCAGCTCATGGACCCGCACTAGAATAACTCCAGGAGGACCCGTAAAATTTTCTCGGCAAACTTCAGCGGCCGTAGCCTCGCGCTGCGTCTGAGAAAGTTTTCTCAAATGCTTTAGAAAACGAGGCCAGCACTGCGGTTTCGGTTTCGCTGCGCAGTTCACGGGCATACAAAGACTTGCCTGTGTATATCTGTCCGATGCTCGGACCATGAAGAACAGACAGCGAACCGCGTCCGCGGTTGTTGCTGACCCTGATCATGGGCAGGCCATTGGGCGCGAGGAAGGCCGAGGGCAGGAGCTGAGCAGGGCGACCCCTGAACACCTGCATGGATGCGGGACGGCCTGGCGGCTGAGGCTTGCCCCATCCTTGACCGCGACCAGCGCCGGGCTGTGGACCACCGCGGCGGCCGGGCTTGAACTTGTACTGAAGGGCTGTAGGTGGCTGGCGTGATAGGCGCAGGGTTACCGAATCATTGGCCATCCATGGTTGGGATACATCAGCCTTGGCACGTGTGGATGGGATGGTGTAGCGCTGAGCGATGCCCTTGGGGATCTGCGTCCGTGCTGTGCGTCCTGCTGCTTTGAGCCCCATGGCCTGGGCCTTGGCAAAGAGCTTGGGATCGAGGATGGCTTGCATCTGACGGATGCCGCTGACGTCCACGTTGATGGCGACGCCACCAGTGAAGCGGTTGGCCATGGCGTGGGGGTAGGCGGATGGGGTGAGGCCATGGTAGGGCGTGCATGAAAAAGCCCCGGGGGTGCCGGGGCGGGGTGCAGTGGGGGATGGGGTCAGGCGCGGCTATTAATGATTGCTGCAATCAGTTGAGACTTGTTCCATTTTTGCAAGATAAAAACGTCATTGTTACGAGCGTAAATCCGAAGCTGGCGAACGGAAAAGGTTTGAAGATAAGCAGCTCGGGTCATGTCTGTGGTTGGGATTGTGGAGGGCCTCCCCTCCGGTTCCCATATCGTAGAGCATCCGTTACGCGGTTGGCCATGGCCGCGCAACAATCCGTCACATTAGCGGCGGATCGCAGGGCAGCGACTCCACCCGCCGCACCAGCAGGGCCAGCTCAGCCACCAAAGCGCGCAGGGCAAGATCAGTTGCCGGGGAGCGACGGGAGGAGTTGCAGCGCGATGCCATCTCTGCGTGTCGCTCCCGCAGGATGGCCGCGATGGTGTCGCGTTGGAGCTTCATGCCAGCAGCGCCAGCGATGGCGAGGGCCTCGCGGGCCTGATCGAGGGTGGGGGTGGTGGTCATGCGAGGAACGGGCAGATCGTGATGGGATGGGGTCGGGCGCTGACCAGCGCACCCGGGAATGCCTGCCGGCCGATGAGGATGGCCGCGGCGGGTGATGGTGCCAGGCAATCGAGGAGTTGAGGCGCCGCGCCGCGGCGATGGGCCACGACGCGGAACGGGAAGACGCGACGGCTCACCGATCGGTCGGCATCAGGGTGTCGTAGGGATCGGCGCCCTGGGTGATGGGCGGCTCAGGCGGCACACCTTCCTGCAGGGTGCAGAGGATGGCGCGCCGTGCGAGGCGCCGAGCGTCGCTGACGGTGGCGTGGGCAGCATCGAAGCTCCACCCGCGGGAGCGGATCTGATGCGTGGCCCAAGCTGTGAGGCAGGGAGGCGAAGCCCAGGCGATCACGGCGAAGTCATCGACGGGACCGGTGGAGATGTGGTGAGCGTTGCGGTAGAGCAGGCGCAGCTTGCGGAGCGCATCGAGGGGTGTGGGTGCCATGGAGGAATTGGGATGGGTTGGAGTGATCACCACTGGGGCAGCGGGTAGCGCGACCAGCCGAGGATGGTGCCATCGGTGCCGACCAGCTCGCGGGCAGCGTGCAGGGCGGCGGTTTGATCGGTGGAGACCAGCTGCCAGGTGATGTCACCCTCTGGGAAGCGGATTCGGAAGTGGAAGGTCATGGGGTGTCGGGTGACGAGTGAAACCTAGCCCCGTCAAGCGTCCGTTACAGGGGGATTGTTGCAGTTGTTCATGGTGGCCAGCAGCTCCCGCAGCTGCGCCAGGGTCATCACCACGTACTGATCCGCCGGGTCGGTGGAGCGGTAGCGCTTGATCACCAGGGCATGTAGCTCCTTGCGGGCGTCCTGCTGCTGCTGGATCGTCTCCCGCAGCCATTCCCCGAGGCGGATCGACTTCTGGTTTTTGCATTGGATCAACGCCGTCCGGGTCCAGAGGTCCCCCCGGTCAACGGTCGCGCCGGCCGGGATCCGCTCGCAGTCCAGCCGCTCGGACAGATACCGCTGGATGCTCAGCTCGAAGGCGTCTCCTTTGCGCTTGTTTGCGTTGGCCATCAGAGGGAAGAAGCCAGATGCTCAAGTAGAGACTGCGGGTCAACAGAGACCGCGATCAGCTCTCCAGAAGGGGTGTAGAGCGCGTCCTGCGCATAGCCCTCCAGGGTGATGGGGGGCGAGTAGGTGGGGAGGTACTGGGGCGGCACCCACTCGCGGCGCCACCAGGCGAGGGGCTGGCCGTGGCGGGAGACCAGGCAGGCGGCCTCGCAGGGGTGGGAGGGTGAGGGATGCGGCTGCCAGGGGCCGAAGGCGAACGGGCAGGGCCCTGGGGGCTCAGTGGAGCAGCGGTAGGGGGCGATGGGCGGCACGGGGTGCTGACGGATCGCCTGGGGGACCGTGGGGGGCGGTGCGGGCTGTGGGGCGGCTGTGGAGCCAGGCCCGCGGATGAGGTCGAGGACGGAGGGCACGGCGCGGCTGTTGGTGGGGCAAGTGTAGCCGGTTGTGGTCTGCCTGGTCAGCAGCGTCAGCGGCGGGCCCGGGGGCCCGGGGGCAGGGCGTACTACCGGGCGGTGGAGGGGGGGTCTGGGGCAAAGGAGCGCAAATAGCACAAAGGAGCACAGCGTGCGCTACTCGAAAAGGCCAGTAACGACAGGCGATCTGGGGCGATTTGAGCGCGTAGCACAGCCATGGGGCAGACATGCGTATCCAAGCCCATGGAGTAGCACATCTGTACTAATATATATATAAAAAAAGTATTTATCTATAAGGGGTGTGCTATTGCGCTACAACCGGCCCAGATCGCTTGCAGCGCAATGGGAGTCGAGTAGCGCACCCTGTGCTACGGCTGTGCTCCGCCAGCCCCCTCCCACCAGCCAAGAAAGCTTGCTACGACAGGGTTTCTGCGTGCCAAGAAAAAGGAGCACAAGGTGCGCTACGGGCTGCGCTACGGCGTGCTGCGGCGGTTCTGGCCCCTGCCTGCGGCGATGGCGAGGTGCTCCCGGGGCCGAGCTGGTGCGGGGAGGGCCCCAGGAGCCCCCAGGAGGCGCCCTGGGTGCCGCTGCCGTTCGGATGGGCGGGCGATGGTGCTGCCGGCCCGCTGTGGGGCGCTGTGGGGCGGGTGAGGTGCTGCGACTCCCCCGATCCGTGTGCCGCCCCCCTTCGACCGGGCGCGGATGCGCCCGCGGGGCCTACTGAGGCCTGTGGAAAACCCTGTGGAAAACCCCGACGGCAGCTTGTGGAAAAACCTGTGGAAAACCTCAGGGGCGGGAAGTGTGACGGATTGTTGCGTGGCGGTTCCCAATTGAGTAACGGGTGCTCTATGGTGAGGGGACAGCGGGGGAAGCCCTGCTTTTCACCCCATCCCCAACGGCAGCCATGACCACCTGCTTCTCTCACGGACTCGACTACAACCGCGCTACCGCTTATGAGGTGGCCGTAGAAATCAACGGGGCGACTGTGGTCGCTGGATTCACCCAGCGCAAAACAAAGTCTTCTCTGTTAAGGGTTGCCATGGATAACGCAAAGATTCGTGAAATGATGCTTGCCGCCATCCCTGCCGACGACGCCAGCTCTCCTGCCTACAGCCGCACCAACGGTTGGCAGTTAAGCAGCGCCAACCGAATCTTCTTTACTGGAGGCACAGCAAAGAATCCCATTCTTTTTGCCTGACCCCCGCCAGCCGGGAGCGCATCTCGGCGGTTCACCTATCCTCTGATCACAATGAAAACCTTTAACAGTTTCCTACTTAATTCCATGGGTGTGCTTCTTGTCACAACCGCCGCCTTTGCAACTTTTAACCGTTCGCCTGAGGTGGACAGGCTTGTAGGAAACCTCACTCTTTCAGGTATTGGGCTTCTTTTGGTTCGCATTAATACAGACGACTGATCTCCACCAGCTCCCGATAGCGAAAGCCCCCCAGCCTGACGACTGGGGGGCTTTCTTGTGGATGTAACCGAGAATGCCAGTTCGGTGTACGTGGTGGAGTGTAGCCGCTCAATCCCCCGGCGGGATCCACTCGACCGTCTTCCCGTTGCGCCGGACGATGCCGCATCCCTTGGTGGTGGCCACCACCTCCAGCAGCCAACGGCGCACCTCAGGGGCGGGGCATTGGCGGGCGGGGAGGCACCAGCTGCGGACGGTCTTCTGTGGCACCGGCTGGGAGCCGTGCTGCTGCCGCCAGGTCTTGCCGCGATCGAGGAGGCGCTGGATTGCGCCAGCGGTGGAGCTGCGGACGGGCGCCAGGAGCTTCTGGCGTTCGGTGGCGAACAGTGCCGCCAGGGCGATGGCGTCCCGCAGGGTGGAGAGGGGGATGGGTGTGGCGAGGGTGAGGCCTGCGGATGCCTGGCGGATGGCGTGGAGCACCAGCGCGAGACGCAGGGTGACGCCCCGCTGCTTGGACAGGTACTGACGATCAGCGCCATCGGTGGCCGCGGCCTGCAGTTCGGTCAGCCGGTCAACCCATGCGGCCCAGGTGGTGAGGGCATCGCTGTCGAGCGCGACGACGGGCGGCCGGTTGGTTTCCTCGTTGCGTGGTGGCAGCTGAGCGGCCTGAGCGTCGATGGCCCGGTAGAGGTTGCCGAGGACCGGCGCGAGATCGGTGGTTGAGCTGCGGTAGTGGTAGGCCCAGTCGCCGAGGTCATACCAGAGGAATCGGCCCCAGAGGCCATCATTGTCAGCACAGCCGTTGTTGTTGCTGGCGTCCGCTTTCCACAGGCCTGCGAGCATGTCCGGCTGCAGGTTGCCGAAGAGGCTGACGCACGGGTTGGGGACGAAAACCGAATCCCTACCGACTCGATCGGTCTTCAATGCGGAGCCTGGGTAGAGCGACAACCACTTCGGGCGGTCGGACCGGTGAGCGGAGCGGGTGAGCTGCTGGAACCAGCCGGTCAGTTCATCGTGGTAGCTGAGGAGGCCCGGGCTAGCGCCGGCAGAGAGGATGATCTCCAGCTGCTCGATGGTGGTGTCTGAGATCAGCAGGTGGCGGGGCTGTGGCTGCGGGTTGGCAGCCAGGTAGTCGGCCACGGCATCGGCTCCACTACCGCCTGATTCGGAGGCGGCCGCCTTGGCGGTGCGCTGCGCCTCGGCGAGCCCCGCCTTCCAGGTAGCGAGGGCATCAGCGTGCCGCTTCCGTTCGCGGGCCTGCCAGGGCGTGAGGGCGCCGATGGTGCAGGGCGTGGCGGTAGGGGATTTCCCGCCGCCGGGTTCAGCGACGTTGACGCCCCAGAGGATGGCGGGTTCAGTCCAGCCGTTGCCGGGTTCGGCTGCCACCTGGACCCGATCGCCGAGGATCGATGCGGCAGTGCAGAGGATGGGCAGCAGGAAGCCGCGGGGTGGTAGCTGCTGCTCCTCGGCGTAGCGGGTGATGGTGTTGGCGATGCCAGTTGGGAGGACGTTGGGGATGGTGGCGAGATCAGCCGCGGCCGAGAGGTCGCGGAGATCAGCGATCGCTGCGGCGAGCTCGGCGGCTGCGTCTTCATCGTCGAGCTCCCCACCAGCTGCGGCAGTGGCGTGATGGCCGTTGCCGTTGCCGTTGGTGGTGTGCGGATCGGAGGGGATGAAGGGATCGCCTGAGAGCGGCGGGGTGGGGCGGGGCGCCTTGGGCACGTCATGCCGGGAGACGTCCACCCGGGCGGCTTTGCATTGGGCGATGAAGGAACCGGGGTCGAACTGCTCGAACGCCCAGCGCTCCACCCCCTCGAAGGTGTCGGCCGCCTGTGGGTGGTAGCGGGAAGCGAGGGCGATGGCGTCAGCCTTGCCCATGCCGATCAGCTCCAGGCAGCGGGTGAGGCCACAGACGAGCTTGAGGGCTTCATCCCGCTGGCCGTTGTTGGCGACGATGGTCGGGTAGGCGGCTACCAGGCGTTCGAGCTCGGCGTAGGAGCGGGGTTCGCTGGCGCTGCTGGTGCGCGCTGGTGCTGCGGGTGGAGCAGCGGGCGGGGGCGGCGGGGGGAGCTGGGGAAGGCCTGCCTCGAACTCCTCGGCGGCGTAGATGGCGGCCGGGTTGGAGGAGATGAGGCGCGCCCGATGGGGCCCGTACTGACCGCCAAGGCTGGTGCCGTCAGGCGCGAGGTCCTGGTGCCGGTAGATGTAGCTGGATCCGGCGAGCCGCATCAGCCGCGACGGATTGCGGCAGGTGGGGTCGGAATCGCAGAACCGGATCAGCCGGGCGGTGAGTGCCCTCCACCTGCTCGGATCGATGGGTTCGCGCAGGCGCCAGTAGCAGTGGACCGACTTCCCGCCGGTGGCGAGCTGGGCGGTGGGTTCGGGTAGGCCGAGGGTCTGCCAGGCAGTGGTCTGCCAGGCGAGGTCTTTGTCGTCCCACTCGACGAAGAGGAACTGACAGCTGGTGACGTCGCTGTCGTTGGGCCCGCCATTGGGGAGCCAGTAGAGGCGATAGCCGCGGCGCTGGAGCTGCTCTAGCTGCTCACGGCGATGGCCGAAGGTGGGGGAGAGGTGGACCGCTCGGTCGCTGGCGGGTTCGTGCTTGGCATCCCAGTGGATGGCGCGGTAGTGGCAGGTGTTGGGCGCGACGCCAAGGGCGGCCATGAATGAGACGGCGGCTTCGACGTCGAAGCGCGTGGCGGGCCCGATGTCAGCGACGGGCGCCGTCGAGAGGGTCATGCGAAGGGGACGGGTGATCGCACCCTACCATCCTGTGGTGAGTTGTGGTGTATGGTCTGGTGGTGTTGCTGCTGTGGTGTGTTTGAGCTGCGTCCGTACCAGACGGCCCTTGCGACGGCAGGGGATGAGGCGATGCTGCGCGGGCAGCGGCCTTGCCTGGTGGCGCCGACGGGTGCAGGCAAGACCGTGATCCTGGCGGAGCTGACGCGCCGAGCGCTGGCCCGTGGTGAGCAGGTGCTGGTGCTGTGCCATCGGGAGGAGATCTTGGGGCAGATCGTCGCCAGCCTGCGGCGCCACCTGGGCCCATCGGTGGTGGTGGCGATGGTGACCGCTGGCAGCCGTCCGCGGATGGATCGGCGCGTGATCGTGGGCATGGTGCCGACGCTGAACCACCGCCTGGCAGCGCTGGCGAAGCTGGCCGGCTGCACGGTGCTGGCGGACGAGTGCCATCACGCTCCAAGCCCCAGCTGGCGGCGGGTGATGACGGCCGCGGCCCCGGCGCGCATGGCGGGGCTGACGGCCACACCGGTGCGACCCGACGGGAAGGGCCTGGGTGATGAAGGTGTGTTCGATGTGCTGGTGAATGGCCCGGAAGCGGCGGAGCTGATGCGCGACGGGAAGTTGTGCCGCTACCGGTTGTTCGCGGCGCCGCATCGGATCAGCTCGAAGGGTGTCAAGCGCCGCGGCGGGGAGTTTATCTCCTCGGAGGTCGAGGGCAGGGTGGTGGAGATCAACGGCTACATCGTGCGCGACTGGCTGGCCGCCAATCCGCAACGGCTCCCCACCATCTGCGTGGCGGTGAGCGTGACCCATGCGCACGAGGTGGCGGAGCTCTACCGGGCGGCGGGCATCAGTGCTGAGGCAGTGGATGGGAAGACCGCGAAGGAGGAAAGGAGGCGGATCTTCGAGCGGTTCCGGCAGGGCCGGTTGACGGTGCTGGTGGCGTGCGCGGTGGTGGATGAGGGGCTGGACGTACCGGAGGCGACGGTGCTGCAGGTGCTGCGGCTGATCGGCAGCCTGCGGCTGTGGCGGCAGCTGATCGGCCGTGTGCTGCGGCCTGCGGACGGGAAGGAGCACGCGATCATCCTTGACCACACCGACAACTGGCAGCGGCTGCCGCCGCCGGATGCGGACATGGACTGGCGGCTGAATGCAGAGCCACAGCAGCCCCGCAAGCGGCTGCGGGTGGTGATGGATGAGGAGACGGGAGAGGTGCGGACCGATGGCGAGCTGCCGCCTGTGGAGGTGGAGGAGAACGGGACGCGGCTGGTGGAGATCTCACCAGCTGAGCTGGCGCGGTCGCATCCGATCGTGGCGCGGCGGCTGCTGAATGAGAGGTGTAGGGCGGAGATCGTGCAGGGCGGCACCGATCTGCGGCGATGGCTGAACTGCCTGGATGTGCTGGAGGATGAGACGCTGCGGGCGTTGGGTGCGGCGCCATCGCTGCGGCTGCCGTCGGGCTGGGCAGAGGGCCAGATGATGCTGCGGATGCTGCTGAGCACGGAACAGCGCCTTGCCGCGACGAAGCGCCTACAACGGCACTGGATGGGGTAGGATGTGGTCTGTTGTGGTCTCCCTTCCAATGGCGTCGCCCCCCGCGACCAATGCTTTGCAGCCGTCGTTCTCGCGGAATGTTCGGTTTCCGATCGCGATGTGGGAGCGCCTGCGGATGCTGGCTGCAGCAGATCGCCGATCCATCAACTGGCTGGTGGTGGACCTTCTACGGGAAGGCCTCGACCGGCGGGATGGAGAGGCCACCCAACAATCCCCAACCCCTTAGGCATTCATGCCCACCCCCCAAGCAACCCCGCAGGCGGCGCCCTCGCCACCGCCTGCCTCATGGACGATGCCGGCATTCTGCGGGCCTGACCCTGGCACCGTCGCCGCGCTCGACAAGGCGATCTCACTGGCCCGGCCCAACTTCGGGCCGTTGACGAAAAACGCCGAAGCCGACATCAGGGGCAAAGGTGTGAAACACGGCTACCTGAACCTCCCCGGTCTTTACGAGGCGGTGGTGGTGGCCCTGATGACCCAGGGTGTTTCTGTCAGCTCCTCGATCCAGCAAGTGGCCGGAGGTTTTTTGATCGTGACCCAGCTGCGGGACATGAACGGCGGCGGCTGGCGGCTGAGCGAGTTTCCGGTGATCAACTTGTCGGGCGGATCGAGTGCCGTCGCTGCAGCGGCCACCATCGCCCCCAGGATCAACCTGCAGCTGTTGCTGGGCATCTGCGGTCAGGATGATGAAGTCGAGGCGCCGGCGGCCGCGGTGGCGCCATGGAATGCCCCGGCGGCGGCGGGTGGCAGCTGGGAGGTGCCGGCGATGCCGGCGGCCCCGGCTGCTGGTGGCCAGCCGTTCGCCGGTGGGTATGACCCGACGCAGGGCCAGGCCCACCAGGCGCCACAGGCGCCCCAGGCGATGCCTGCACAGGCCATGCCTGCCCCGGGTGTCCCTGCCCAGGGGATGCCCTACCCGCAGCATCCGCAGCAGGCGGCACCACAGCCACAACAACCCCAAACCCCCTACGCCAACTTCTGACCATGAAATCTGCACTCATTTCCCTCTGGAACGCACAACCCCCCAGGAACGAAGACCCCAACAAATCCCCGACGGTCTTCACGGCCGAGATCTGCATCCCTTGGTCGCTGGTGTGGGAGCTGTATCAGTACATGCAGGCTCAACAAGGCCACAAGGTCAACCGCGAGGGAGAGCCTTACTTCTCCCTGCGCACGTGGATCAAGCGCAGCAGAGCGAACGGTGAGAATAATTCAGCCATTCTCTATGGCTACATCCAGTCGCTGAGTGAGGCTGCGGCCTACGAGGCCAACAAGGCGCAACAGGGCGGCGGCGGCTTCGGTGGCGGCCAGTTCGGCCAGCAGCCAGCAGCACCGGCCCAGACAGCACCGGCGGGCTACCCGCCCCAGGGCCAGCCCCCCGCGGGCTACCCGCCTGCCGGCTACCCGCCTGCCGCGGCCCCTGCTGGCTACCCGCCCGCCGGTGGTGTGCCCATGGCGCCACCCATGGCGCCCCCTGCTGCTCCTCCTGCACCACCTCAGACTTGGGGCCCGCAGGGTGGTGGCGGCTGGTCGCAGTAGTGGCACCGACGCTGGCCCTCCTCCCACCACAGGAGGGCCTGGTCTTCGATGAGGCCAGCCATCGGTACTGGGCCTGGTCGGCGCGCCGTGGTGAGTGGCTGCAGCTGCCCAGCTGCTCGCAGGTGCTGTCTGAATCAGGCGTGAAGGCGTTCTCTTCGGCCAACTGGGAGCGGTCGCTGATCGACAAAGCAGGGATGCGCCCCTACGAGGCCAGGTTGTTCACGGAGCTCCACCGCGACGGCCGGGGCGCCATCGGCACGGAGCTTCATGGGCTGATCCGTGCGGAGCTGCTGGGGGTGCCGGCCCGGCGGCCGGTGCATGCCGAATCGTTGATGCTGCTGGCCACCTGGCGGCGGGAGTTCCTGCCCCGTATTGAGGTGGTGCTGGCGTGTGAACAGCCGATGTTCAGCCGGATGGGCTTCTACTCGGGCACACCGGATCTGATCGCCCGAGTAGAGGGCCTGTGGTTGGTGCTCGATCCGAAGACGAAGGTGAGCCAGGAGAAAGCCAAGCCCTCGGGGTGGTGGCGGTATCAGCTGGCGGCCTATGACCTGCTGGTGGCCGAGAACCACGGCATCGAGCTGGACGGCGCCGCGAATCTGATGATCTGGCCTGATGGGCTGGAGGAGGTCCACCAGGATGCAGCCGACATGGTGAAGCACCGATCCCGGTTCATCGGCCATCTGGCGTGGGCCCATGCGGTGGCGGGTGCGGCGGGCAATGGCGATCGGGCCAGGGCGTTGGCGCACCTGCTGACGGTGCGGCCTGATGCGCTGGAGCTGGCGCCACCACCCCGGGAGTGCGGGGGGTGGACTGTTGCGGCGGCGTTGGGTGCGGATCACTGGGCGGTAGCTGCGGCGGGCCCGCGTGACCCACCTGGTGCGGCTGGTTGATGGTTCCTCTGTTCCTTGTTCCCTGTTCCCCTATCCCCTTCTGATGATGACTCGACAACTACAGGATCCTGATCTGCCGGCAAGGTTCCCGATGGAGCTGGCGGCGGCACGTGATGAGCATGGCGAGGCGCTGGCGCTGGTGCGCTGCAACGACGGCTCGCTGTGGCTGGACACTGGCAACGCCACGGTGCCATGGCGCCGTCTGCCGGCGATCCCGGAGCCGACGGATGAAGAGCTGGATGCCTTGGAGGCGCCGGAGAGGAAGGAGGAGCGGCTGGCTGACGCGCAGGCTGAGCGGCTTCTGGCGAACGGCTGGCGGCCCACTGCGGCAACCATCTCGCAGTACCTGCCCCCGCGGTATCGCCGCCTTCCGTAACGGATTGCGACAGCCCCCCTCGCAATGGCGTAACGGATGCTCTATGCTCTGTTCAGCGGGGGAGGCCCCGCGGTTCTTTCCCCAGCAACCAGCCATGTTCCCTTCTTTTCAGTCCGTCACAGATTGGACCTTTGAGCGCACTGATGATCACTTCCGCCCTGTTCCTGTCATGCCTGCCGAAGAAAGGAAGGCGTGGATTGAATTGAACCACATGGCGGCAATGCAGCCGATCACCAGCGAGCAGCGCCGCATACTGCAGGCGCTCAATCGGAAGATCAGCTACCGCGCCCAGCACGAGAAGCTGGCCATCGCCTGACCCCCCGGCCCGCCGGGAGCCGATCCCGGCAACATCCATCCCAATCCCCTCAATCCCCACCCTTTTCAATGACCCGTTACTACATCCCCTTCAGGCTCCAGCCGACGCTAGCGGTCGTGTTCCTGATCCTCTGCACGTTCAGCGTGCTGGGGCGTGATGAGACCCGCCTGGACCGTAGCTGCACCAGCTACGCCAGCGCCGCCGCTTGCAAGAGGTTCTAGCTATGACCCCTTCCTCCTTCACCCGCGCCTACGTGGCGCATGATCTGGGCGGTGAGCTCCACCGCCTCGCCCAACGTGCCGCCGTGGTTGCGGCTGCCCTGTACGTGACCGGTCTGGCGGTTGGTGTGGTGATCCACTGGGCCAACGACTGGCTATCAGGCGATCGCCGGCCGTGGCCGGTTGTCTGGGGGGCTGCAGCGGCGCCCCGGCCGCGGCTTCGTGATCGCTACACCAGGCTGGCCATAAAGACGGAGGTAACCATGGGCACACCGTCGCCAGTTTACGTTCTGAAGCCCAACCCAATCGTGGCGCCGGCCGCGGCCGAATCAACCTTTGATAAAACGTCCTTCGAGTACGGACGAGCTTTCGCACGAATGCAGTTGTGCGATCCAGCCGTGACAACAGAGGTTCTGGAGCAAATCGCAGTTTGCAAAGGTATTAAATACGTGGGAGGCAAGCACCTGTATTTAGCGGAAAGAGAAGATCTTATTGAAGCTATTTTGGACACCATTAAATGACCCACCCCGTAACAATCCAAACGCGGCGACAGGCGTATCTGGAATGGCTCTACCGCCAGGCGGGCCGCGATGACCCCCGCCATCCTGCCCACGGGCTCTACACGGGGCTGCTACAGCTCCGCTGTGCAGAGCTGATTGACTTTGACCAACGTGTAGCCCTTGGAGATGTTCAATGACCGAAGACGAAAAGAAAGCCCTGCTGCTTGCGGGGAAGATGGCTGCCGAAGTGCGTTTGCTTGTTGGTGGTGGTGACATGTTTGGTTGGCACCACGAGCCTTGCACAATAGAAAACCTTGGGCCAAGGTTAGGCGCTATCAGGAAAGCCCTTAATGCCTACGACGATTGCATCCTGCAAATGATCCGGAGCCAAAATGCCCCTCGCTGACTTCCAAATCACCAACCTTGCCCTCGCCGGCATGGTGGAACCGTTTGAACCTGAGCTGGTAAATCCTGCCAGCCTGGATGTGCGGCTTGGTGATTCAATCCTGATCGAACAGGCCTCTTCCCCCGAAATGGTCCCGTACCCGTTTGACAAGCACAGCCAGGAGAATCCCTACCTGATGGTGCCGGGACAGTTCCTGCTGGCCCACAGCCAGCCGTTTTTCAACCTGCCGCGTGGGATCTGCGCGGACTTCTGCCTCAAGTCGTCCCGTGGCCGTGAGGGCCTTGACCGGACGTTGCGAGACATCGGGATTGATCACCTCAATGCCGGATTCTGCGACCCAGGGTGGACCGGATCGGTGCTCACCCTGGAACTGAAAAACGTTCGGCAACTGCACGCGGTGCCGATCTGGCCCGGCATGCGGATCGGTCAGTTGAAGTTTCAACAGATGGATGCCTTGCCGCGGCACAGCTACGAGGAAGTCGGCCGGTACAACGGCGACGCCACCGTTCAGCAATCGAGGGGCTGAGCATGATCGCTTCATGGTTGCTGGCGTTTGCGGTATCGAGCGCCGCGGGCTGGGTGCTGGGAAAGTTGCTGCCGCCGATGGTGGATGAAGAGGATCCCGATGGCTGGTGAACGGTGGACAGCGGAGGAGCAGGAATGCTTCGAGTCGCTGTGCGGCGACATGCCTTGGCCGATGGTTGTTGCCTCCATGCACCACGAGGCATCGCGTTACGGCTGGCCGCGGCGAGAAGAATCGGCATTGAAGCGCAAGGCGGAATGTGATGGCATCCAGGTGTCGAGCGTCGGTGAATGGGTGCGCCCAAAGCTGATTGCCGACACGCTGAAGATTAGCTCTAACACTGTGGTGCGATGGATCAAGGCGAACAGATTGCCAGCGCGACGGTTCTACAACGTGCCGTACGTGTCTCGGAAATCACTACGTGAGTTTGCCAATCGTGAACCGCATGTATTCGCCGGGTTGCCGGTGCCGGATCTGGTGCAGCTGTTGAGTGATCAACGGTTGGCGGAGAAGCTGACGGATTACCCGGTACGAATGCGGCGATTCTGCTCGCCGGTGGTGTGCGTGACGACTGGCCGAAGGTTTGAGAGTATCGCTGCAGCGGCAAAGGACGCAGGCGTGACGAAGCAGCGATTACGAGATGCGATCCGCGAACGGCAACGCGCTGGCGGGAAGCTGTGGCGCCGCGAGACGTAACGAATCACCCCACCCGCCGGCCATCCCGTAACGGATGCTCTATACTGGCAGCGGTTCCCCAATCCCCAACGACAAACCCATGGAACAGTTCAAGGCTGAAGAAGAAGACTGGCAGCGAGTTGAGGCGGACGCAATCACCCACCCCATCCCCAGCACGATATGCGAACTCCGCGACCGCGTGGCGGCGCTGGAGGCGGCTCCCGATCGCGTCTTTGTGCGGAATCAGACTGGCGAGTACCTGAGAGCGGGCACGCCTGTCTATGCAGATCCTCGCAACCGGCCTGTCAGCTACTCGGTAGGCGAGGCGCGACCGATGCTGGAATGCGGCAAGGATCATGTTGTGCCCGCCCCGGCGGCTGCCCCGGTTGTGGCGGTGCCGTCGGATCAGGAGCTGTGGGAGGTGCAGTTGAAGGTAAAGAGTCAATCAAGGCCGCACATTGGCTGGCAGGTATGGTCTCCAGAATCCGAACCTCTGATCGCCGCCCACCGCGCCCTATACGACCACGGCTACCAGCAGGGCCTAGCGGCCGGCCGCGCCGAGCAGCCGGCGACGACGGAGCTACCCACCGACTACGACTACGACGCGCCCCAGACCCTGCACACCGTTGCCCTGGGCATGGTGGATACCCTGCGTCGCAGGATCGGAGTAACTGATCATATCTGCGACACCATCGAGCGGGCGATCCGTGAGCCCGCCCCTTGCCCGCACGTCCGATCATCTGGCGACAGCAACTGGTGCGCGCTGGCGGAGCAGCAGGCAGCTACCGAGGAATCCTCGGCAACTCAATCGGATCCCGCTATGACCGCGCTGGAGCTGCCAAGGGACTGGTATCCCGACTTTGCCGACTGGCTTAAGCGGCAAATGCCAGAAGGCACGGTAATAGGTGATCCGTTGTGGTGGGCTTCGTGCATTGCGGCTTGGCTCATAGCAAAGGCCACCCTAGGGCCCAAGTCCAGCCCGTCCCCGGCGGGGGATGCGGGGCTGGTGGAGGAGGTGGTGCGTGCTATGCGTGCCGCGCCACTGGGCTACCAACCCGAAGCCCGCGCCGCAATCCTCAGAGCGGCCGGTTGGCTGCATAGAGAGGGCCACCTCAGCGCTGCCGCTTTGCTTGAGCGGGAAGCCAACCGATGATCATTCACCCGTCTTTCATCTACGTCCACTTCCCCAAGACCGGCGGGATGAAGATGCTTGAACTACTCCTTACCATCCCCGGCGCCGAAAGGGTTGCCAGCCATCACCACGACAGCATCGAAGCCCGCATCGAGCGCGACCCCAGCTTTCGGGTTGGCGATCGGACGGTGGTCGTCGGGTTCCGCCGGCTGCCCAGCTGGCTGCACAGCCGCTACAGCTTCGAGCGGCAACGGTCGCCGCACCTGCCCCACGATCCACAGAGGCTTGCCGAGGGCTGGTTCCTGGAGGAGAACGGACAAGAAGGGTTCGCGGACTTCTACGCCATGAACTGGGCCAGCGAATGGCTGGTGAACAATCACCGGGTTCTATTCGTAAGGCAGGAACATTTCGCGGCCGACTTCATGGCCGCCTTTGGGGAGCACCTGCCGGAGGGTTGGCAGGGTGATCTATCCACCCGCACCAACCGGAGCGAGCATGACGACGAGGCAGCGGCTGTGATTCGGGAGAACGTGGATCAGATCTACGAATCCTGTAAATACTGGACCAGCCTTGAAGAAAACCTTTATCGGAGTCCACGATGACCACCATTGTCAACGGAGAACGCCGCTACGGCGTGTGGGCCGGTTGCCAGAAGGGGTTTCCCGAGATTCCCGAAAGGTGCATCGAGGAGATCTGGCCTCACGGCAGAGGTGGATGGACCCCTTACCAGTGCAGCCGCAAGCGCGGCCACGGCCCAGATGGGCTCTACTGCAAGCAACACGCCAAACAACACGAGGCCACGAAATGACCACCCCGCCGCTTTCCGCCGCCGCTCAGGCGGTGCTGGATGCCGCTGAACAGGTTCCAGTGCCCCATGGGCAGGCTTTCCCGCTGATTCGCCTAGAGATCGCCGCCGCCATCTGCGCCCTGGTGGAGCAGGTGGCACCAGAAACGCTGCCAGCGGGTCTTTGCGATCCAGAGCTACAGAGCTTTGTCGAGGTAATCAACCGCACGTTTCGGACCAAACTGCAGTCCATCGCCGCCGAGCTGGACGGCGGGGCGGGCCAGCACACCACCCAACCCACGGAGACAGCTAGTGATTCTGAGCGTTAGGCACATCGGCAAATATGCCGAGGTCTTGATTTCTTCCGGTTCAGGAACAATCGTAACTTCACTGCTCGACAAGGCCGAACAGAAACAGTTGGCCGATGCCTTCCGAGGTGTCGCCGACGAACTAGACACCACCCACCCCACGGAGACCCCCGATGAGCACGCCTGACCCCACCCCCACGCCGCTGCCGGCCGCGCCCGACTGGAGGGCGTTGCTTGAGGAAATGACCCAATCCCTGTCCCTTCTCGACAAACCGCCGCATGATCTCCTGGCCAGAGCACAGGCGTTTCTGGCCGCCACCACGGACCGCACCCGCTTGGTGATCTCACTGGCCACCCCGCCGGCCCCATCCCCGGAGCCCCGTGGCTGCCCGACGCCTGGGGCCTGTAGCTGCCCCACAGCGCCAATTGTGCCGCCGGAGCTGATTCGGGCGCTGGAGCTGGCGGAGGAAGCACTGGCGGACATCGGCGACGCAGAGCGCGAGCCGGGTGATGACATCGCGTGGGCCGAGCGTCGCGCCGCCCAAGACCTGCCCCGCGTCCGCCATGCGCTGCAGACCTGGCGCGATCACGCCACTCCGCCGGCCGCCACCCGCGAGGCGGGGCCGCTGCCGCAGGCGGGGGCGGAGATCAGTGATAAGGAGATCGATCAACTGGAAGCGTCTATGTGGGAGCCGACTGGCGTACACGAGCAGGGGCAATTAGAGCAGATCTTCAACTATCGAGCCTTCGCCCGCGCCGTGCTTGCCCGCTGGGGCGGCGCAGTGGTGCAGCCGGTGCCGGTGAGTGAGCGGCCATGGAAGCGGCCTGGCTGGTGCGATGCGGAGGGCCGGTGCTGGTGTTTTGCAGTGGGAAGAAACTGGCGCTCCGGTTACTCTGCCGATCGCGCGTGGATGCTTCGACAGCCTGAACCGGGCGTGTACGACACCCACTCGCTGCCCCACTGGGCGATGCCGGTGCCCGCCGCCGCCGCGGGGGAGGTGCAGCCATGACCCCCAAGGAAATCGCCGCCGCCATGGTCGCCGCCTACATGGACCGCTGCGACCGCATCGGCCCGCTTGAGGACCCGGAGCCTGAGTGCCTCGCCGCTGCCCTGCGTGCCCTGCCGCGCCTGCCCATCCTGGACCTGGCGGCCGTGATTGATGCGCTGGAGGCGATGGGATGATCCCCGCCCCCGTCTCCTGGTTCGCCATGGGTCTTGTGTTTGGGATGCTGCTATGCGGCTATCCCTGGCATCCCCGGTTCAGCCGCTACCAGCCCCGCCGCCGCCGATCCGTGCCGCCTTCCCCGCCGCGTGATCCACAGCCCCGCCCAAGCGGCACTGGCCCCGTGCTGCCCGTCCTTCCCGCCCCTCCTCGACTGCGCCCCAGGCGCCGCCAGACATGGCGTTGACGCCTGCCGAACGCACCCGCCTGTATCGGCTCCGCAAGGCGGGGGAGCTCCCACCAGCCCCCGGCCGGTGGTGCGCGACGCCCGGTTGCCCGAACCGCAGCCATGGCAACCACGGGCCCCTGTGCTCGCGGTGCTGGCTGAAGTTCACACCTGAGGGCAGAGAACAGCGGGCCGAGTGGGCCCGGCAGCAACGCCGCCGGCAACGTGATCGCGATGGCCCCGGCCGATAGACTCCCAGCGGGTGTCCGGTCAGCCCCTAACCGCAAGGCGGGGCGTCGCCGCTGGCTGTTGGGGTCATCGGAGGGAACCGAAGCCGGGCACCCCCCTACGACCCACAACCGGCCATCTGTTCACAACGGATGGCCTACCATCAACATGCGGGGAGGTCCCGCATTCCATCCCAACGAAACATTGTCACAACCACATCTACGCCCGCGGTTTTCCTGCGTCGGGCGAATCCATAGCCTCACGATCGATAACGGCTTCGCTACCTGGAAGCTCCAGGAACCACGCAATGGTGAGCCGTTTGATTTCAGGTTGAAGACCACCAGTCCCGACGTTCTGGAGCAGCTGGCCACCATTGCGGATGGTGCGCTGGTTGGTGTGATCGCGTCGTTGGATCGAGCATCGGCGCCAGGTGAGCCGTACACGGTGACGCGGTTGGAGGTGCTGAGCCGTGACCGCTGACATCCCCAACCGCGATGAGCAACACGGCGGCATGGAAGCCGTCGGTGCGCTCAGTCAGAACCTGAAGGGTTGTCTTCGACGGAGTAACGGCTGGAGCCGGTTGGATTCAGGCGAACGCGAAGCGCTCGACATGATCTGCCACAAGCTCGCACGGGTGCTCTCCGGCGATAACCCCCACGATCCGGAACACTGGCGCGACATCGCCGGTTATGCCGTTGCCGCCCGCCGGGCGGATCCACCTGCTGGCCCTACGGCCACCTAACCACCCAACAACCCAACAGCAGATCATGCCCAATCAACAGTTCTCGAAGGGCTTCTATGCCGAGGATATGGCCGCCGCGCTGGAGGCCCCGGCCGAGAATCGCGCCGCTGCCTTCGCCGCCGTTCGCCTCAAGTCACAGGGCGGCATGCTGCCCGTCAACCCCCGCGCGGGCACGTTGCCGGCGTTGGAGCTGGTGGAGGAGCTGCCCCCATTTCCTGCGGATGACAGCGCCACCACCGCGGCCGAGCTGATCCAGATAGCGATGGCCACCGCCTGGTTGGCGGATGTGCCCCTGCGGGATCTGCGCACCACCATCCAGGCCGCCGGTAACCCCCTCGAAGGGCTGGAGGTGGTGCTGGGCGCACCGGTGCGGCCCGCGGCTGCGTTCCGCCTGGTGGACCAGGAGAAGAACAAGACGCCGATGATCTCGCAACTGCTGCTGCGGCCATTCGAGGCGGGCAGTCTGGCGATCGATCTCCGCCACCGCCTCGACCTGGGGCACTACGGATACCGCCCGGAGACGCTCACGGCGCTGCTGAACGGCAAGCCGATCGAGTCGCAGGTGACCAGCTCGCGAACCCACTACATCCACACGCTGAGGGCGCTGGCGTCGAGCATGCGGGCCGATCCGCCGTACCTCTACGGCCTGCTTGCCGCCTGCATGCTGGACACCCTGGGGGCGAAGCGCAGCAGCCTGTTCCCGGCGCTGCCGAAGGAGGCTGGTTTCGTGTTCTACGGCGGCCAGCTGGATGCGCAATGCCTGCTGGTGCAGGCGGTGCGCCAGGCGATGAGCATGACGTGCTGGATGCAGAAGTGGGAGCAGGGCCAGGAGCAGCGGGCCCGGCCCGAGGAGCTCATGGCAAACCCAGAGCGGCTTCATCCGCTATGGGCCGAGCGTGGCGCGCCGCTGCTGGCCCGCCATGGCATGGGCCCCCATCTGCCGCTGCTGTCCGCGAAGGGTTCACCGATTCATCCCAGCTACGTCTCCGGCCACGCCGTGATCGGCGGCGCCGTGGCGACGGTTTTGAACGCCGTCTACCGGGACGCTCCCTGGCCGGTGGCGATGGTGCAGGCGGACCCGTTGGGCCTGGAGCTGGTGTCTGCGAATGCGACAGCCCCCACCATCCACCAGGAGACACGGAAGCTGGGCGAGAACTACGGCATCGGGAGGGTGGTCGGTGGCCTCCACTACCTGTCAGATGTGCGCCAGGGTCTGCTGTTGGGGCAGCGGGTGGCGGAGCAGGTACTGAGGGGCGCCAAGGTGAATGCCAAGGTGCAGGAGATCGAGGAGTGGGGATCGACCACCTTTGAGGGCTACTTCGGTACTACGGTTTCAATCCCCTG